CTCCTGTAACTAGTGCTATGAGACAATTTCAAAAAGAGATTATAGAATCAAAATTATCAGACAATTTAAAATCAGAAATACTAGGTCTTGGAACGGCTCTCAACGTAGATTTTGGTGTAGATACTTTTAAAGGTAAACTCAGTCCTCAAAAACTTACTGATCCTAAAACATTTATGAAAGATTACAAAGAAGCAACTAACTTAGGAACAGGAGATGAAAAAGATGATGAAGTGGATGAACAGACTTACAGTGATTTTACTGCACCAGATTTAACAACAACACCACCATCTGATTATTTTTCCAGTATGCCTACTGGTGGATTCTTTAGTGATAGTGATGATAGTTATGACAGTGGCACTGGTGATCCGTCAGGTGGATTTGGTGGTTCTAGTGAAGGTGACTATGGATTTACTGCGTATGGTGGCAGAATTGGAATGTATAATGGTGGATTTACATCAAATACAAAAACTGTAAAAGGCGTGGGTCTTATTAAACCTGAACAAACTTTTATGGACACCGATGTGGTAGACGATGACATAGAGCTTACTGCAGAAAATGGTGACTTTATTATTAATGGTCCTGCGTCAAAACAAAGAGAAAAAGAAATAAAATTTTTAGTCGATTATGGAATAGATGAATTAAGAAAAGAAGGGGTTGACATACGTGTAGGAAATCCTAAAATAGATAATAAGAATAAAGTTCCGTTAATTGTTGCTTCTTCAGAAACATATATACCTAGAGTGATAGCCGAAAAAATAGGTTATCCTATATTGGATGCACTAAATAACACAGGTAAATCTGAAGTAGCTAGACTAAAAAGAAAACTTGATAATGAACCCACAGATAAAGGTAAATATCAAGCAAGTGAAGGCACACGAGTTGAAGATACAAACACTGGTAGTTTCTTGACTATGGAAGAAGCTAACAGAGCTTTGGGTATAAAACCTGAACCGTTAGATCCAAAAACACTAAAGTCTTTTAAATTTTATCTTAAAAAGAAAAAACCACAAAGAGGTGATGTAGAAAAATTATTAGACAACATATCTGATACAGATAAGTTAGCTCTATTAATAGCTACAGAAACAATATCAACTAAAGATCCACTAGAAACTTTAGAGTCGGTAGGACAAGTTGTTATGAATAGAATTAACGACAAACAGTTTGATTTTAAAAATGTAAACACTTTAGATGAAGTTTTAAAACAAAGATCATACAGAGGTGAAGGTTCAAAGATGTTTCAATTTGATGGTTTAGAACCTACATCAGTAAAAAATAGAATAAACGAATTTTTAAATAAAGGTGGTATCAAAGGTTACAGAAAAGCCTTAACTGCTGCAGAGAACGTTTTGACAAAAGGTGGTGGTGAGCCAGACTACATGACAGAACGTATGCCATTCAATGTGTTGTTTTATGACAAAGCAGGATCACCTAAAAGTATATCACGTAGATATGATAAAGACGGAAAGGACATAGGTCCTAATGAGTTGATAGATGAGTATGGTAAAGTAGGAGATCATACCTTTTATACATCTCACATGACTAAAGAATATCCGTAAAGAATTAGTCAGCTACCCAGTATTCTATTGGCCCTGACGAACCGAAGCAGCTACCCACAGCCAGTGGCACTGCGTAAATGAGGTAAAAACTATGGCAAAACAACCAGTTCGTGGCGTAAGAGCCAACAAACCAAATGACTCCGATGGAGTTGTAAACAATCCTAACCTTTATCGTGGCAAATACAGAGACGATGTATACAAAGACGATGAAGAAGAACAAGTTCAAGACCCCACACAAGAGGTGGCTACTCAAGAACAAGAACAGCAGGAAGAAACTTTCGTATCTGTAAAGAAAGAAGAGACTGCCCCAGAGCATGATTATAAGAAACGATATGATGATCTGAAGCGTCACTACGATCAAAAGATACAGGAGTTTAAGACAGAGAGACAACAATTAGAAGATGCTATGCAACAATCTAATGTAAACGTTCCTCTACCTAAAACTCCAGAAGAACTAGATAAGTTTAGACAAGAATATCCTGATGTCTACGATGTCATACAAACAATAGCTTCAACAAAAGCTAATGAACAGGCTCAAGGACTTCAAGAAGAACTCAAGACTTTGAAAGCTCGTGAGAAAGAAAATTTGGTTAAGGTAGCTTATCGTGAACTCAAGACTTTACATCCTGACTTTGAAGAAATAAAAACGGATGAAAAGTTCTTACAATGGCTAGAAGAACAACCAGATACCATCAGTGATGGTGTGTTGAAAAACAACACAAATGCTCGACTAGCTGCAAGGGTTATTGATCTTTATAAAGCAGACATAGGGATCACAACCAAAAAACAGAGCAAAAAACCAGACGTTTCTGCTGCAATGTCTGTCACACCTCCAAGAGCAAAGGAGATAAAGACAGACACCAATGCAAACAAAAAAGTTTGGAAAGGCTCGGACATCGCCAAGATGAAACCGTGGGAGTTTGAGAAGCTAGAAGCTGATATAGACTTAGCACGGCAAGAAGGGCGAATTGATATGAACAGCTAAAACCTCAAAAAAGGAGAGAGAAAATGGCTTTCGGAACTGCTGCAGGATACGGAAATTTACCTTCTGGTAATTTCGCTCCTCAGATATTTAGCCAAAAAGTTCTCAAATTCTTCAGACGTGCTTCGGTTGCAGAAGATATTACGAATACTGATTACACAGGAGAAATTGAAAACTTTGGTGACACTGTGAATATTATCAAAGAACCAACAATAACTGTATCAAGTTATACAAGAGGTTCTGTGGTAAACACTCAAAACTTGGCTGACGATCAAATTACATTGACCGTTGACCAAGCAAACGCATTTGCATTTAAAATCGATGACATCGAAGAGAGACATTCTCATGTCAACTTTGAAGCATTAGCAACTTCATCAGGTGCTTTTTCTTTGAAGAGAAAATACGATGCAAACGTGTTACAAACTTTATCAGACGGTGCAGGTATTGCAGGTGCTGATGATGCAAGTTTATCAGGTGGTCTAACAACTACTAATACAGCTTTAGGTACAGCATCAAGTCCTATTAACGTAGAGACAGATGACGCAGGTATCAACCTCATGCTATTAATGGCAAGAGTGCTTGACGACCAGTCTGTACCAGAAGAGAATAGATGGTTTGTTGCACCTCCGATCTTCTACGAGAAGATGTTTCAAGCAGGTAACAAGATTGCAGAAGTACAGGTAACTGGCGATGCTTCTTCTAACCTAAGAAACGGACTTGCAACTCCGGGTACACTTGCAGGATTTACATGCTACAAGTCTACAGCTTTAAACAGCACAAGTGGAACTGATCAGGTAACAATGACAGGATTAGCAACAGATGCTTCTGAAAACGTTATCTTAGCAGGTCACATTTCTGCTGCGGCAACAGCGTCTCACATCGCAAAGACCGAAGTGGTACGTTCAACTGAATCATTCTCTGACGTTGTTAGAGGACTACACGTTTTTGGTAGAAAAGTTCTTAGACCAGAAGCCTTAGTCCGTGGCGTTATAGATTTTGCTTAATAGGGAGGATTAACTATGGCTACTTATGATAGAACCATCACTGGTGGTGGCACAGTAGGGCATCCGGGTAATCTACCTAGACCCTATGTAATTACATCCCCTGTCTATGATGCAGTTGATAATACTTCATTAGCAGGTGATGATGTTGTTAAGTTAATTGATTTACCTGCTGACAGCATGGTCATTGGTGGAACATTAGAAGTTCTTGAAGCTTCTGGTAACGCTAATGTTACTCTTGATGTGGGTACATCAACTGACGTTGATGCTTTTGTTGACGGTGGTGCATCTAATGCCGCTGCTGACATTCAGTTTAACCTGAAGGCTGCAGGTGGTAATATAGTTACCTCTGCTGATTCTGTTCAAGTGACAATACTTGATTCAGGATCTTCAGGAACAACTGCGTTACGTTTCAGAGTACACGCTGTGATTTGTGATATCTCTGTAAACCCTGTTGAATCTGCTACAGTTTCAACTGGAACATAAAACTATTATAGGAGAGCAGGGCAACTTGCTCTCTTATCTTCTAAGGGGGTAAATGTCATATATGCGAGGGTAACGTATGTCATACCTAATAAGTAATATACCACACTTTAAGTGTTGGGTGCGAAAAGAATTTACACACAATCACCAAATGTATCATGGTGAATATTTACACGGACTAGCAATAGCCGTAAACACAGTGCCAGACAGATGTCTAAGTTTTCAAGTTGTATTTACAGGATGTGAAAGTGATGACGATGAAAACGAACCGAACGTACACGGTGGTGCAATGTGGGCAAGGATGCCAATAACAGCACTCGTTGCTGATATACCGTACGAAGAGTGGCCGCAGATAATGCCAACGCATTTAGCTCAGCCGTGGGATTGTAGCTCACATCATCACTCCATAGTACGACTAGATAGAGTTAGTTCATCTCCGTGGATTTGCAAGATAGACGGAGAGTTTCATAAAGGACAATATCTATTTACTGTAGACTACACAGAAAGTGACATAGCAGATGACCCTGCACAACATAAACAAAGTCACGTATTGCAGTTAATAGACGCAGGAGATTGGACAGGCAACATCGTTGCTTTGCCAAACAACAGAGTAAGGGCGACAAGTCCTGCACTCTGGGAAACTGGTGAAGGACCTCCAGATTTTAGACCGAGCCAGTACATACACAATGCAGAGATTCACGAAACTTATCTTGATCCTGCAATAACATTTGATAATCTATACTCGGAGAATGACGAATGATGAAGAAAAAGAAAATGATGCGTGGTGGTGGCCGCACTAAAATGATGGCTAAAGGTGGAGCTATGGGTGGCAAGAAAAAAGCCATGATGCAATACGGTGGTAAAACCAAAAAGATGATGGCTAAAGGTGGTGCTGCAGGTGGCAAAAAACCAACCATGATGAGAGGTGGTGGTAAAGCTACTAAAGGTGCTAAAGCAGGTGGTAAGAAAATGACTTTAGCACAAATTAGAAAAATGTTACCTCCTAATTACAAATTAGTTAAAAAGACAGCCTAAGCAATGGCTAAGAAACGTGGGAGCATGAAAGGCTACACTATTAAGAGTGGTGACAAACGCCCTACCAAAAAGGGTGCAGGCATGACTGCTAAAGGTGTTGCCAAGTATCGTAGAGAAAACCCCGGCAGTAAACTCAAGACTGCTGTAACTGGCAAGGTAAAGCCGGGGAGCAAAGATGCAAAGAGACGTAAGTCTTTTTGTGCTAGATCTGCAGGTCAAATGAAAAAGTTCCCCAAAGCAGCCAAGAATCCTAACAGTAGATTGCGACAAGCAAGGAGACGATGGAAATGTTAGCTTCACTTATAGGTCCTATCGCTAACTTAGCAGGTACATGGTTTGAAAACAAAGTTGCGAAAACTAAAGCAGACGGAGAAGCAAAGGTTGCAGAAGCTAAAGCTCGTGCGACTGTTGCAGAGAAAGTCGCAGCAGGTGAAGTTGCATGGGAAGGTAAGATGGCAGATGCTACGGTGGATTCTTGGAAAGACGAATTTGCGTTAGTTGTGTTACTTGCTCCTGCTATACTTGTGTTCATCCCCGGAATGAGAGAGTACGTCAAAGAGGGGTTTGAGGTTCTTGCTACGTTACCTGACTGGTATCAGTATCTATTGTATATAGCTATATCTGCATCATTTGGTAT